TGGAATTCTATTGGTAGAAACATTAGACTATTTGGTTACCTTCTATTTTGTAATTGTGAACTTGTACTAAGTTACCATTTCTTTTTAGAATAGCAAATCCATGATTCCATTCATTTATTTCTAAATATTCTGGAGTAAGTTCACATAAGCAACCAAGACTATAACCACGGATAGTTGTAGAGTCTTCAGGACCATACACTCTCTGTGAACTAGAACTTGTTTTGTGAAAGTGATTTATAAGACAGTTAGTCTTAAGTCTCATTAGGGCAGTGCGGGCTGGTACTACACCACCTGCACCGGGGATTTTGTCTCCATGCTCTATAAGGAAGTCTCCAAAGACAACTTTAGATCTAAATGGAATATACTGTACACCGTATTCAGCTACATGTAGAAGTACATCTAGTCTGAATTCATCCATGTCTAATAGTTCTGATGCTTTAACTCTAAGGTATCTTTCAAATCTATTTTCATGGTTACCCGGGATAAAGTAAATAGGAATACCAGGGAATCTAGATCTGCAGTAATCTAAGAATTGTCTACCTGCTTCTATTTCTTGCTTAAAGTGAACCATTCTTGGGTCTTTCTCATGGAAAGACATTTGGTAGAAATCTAACATGTCACCGTTGATAAACAGGGACTCTATGTTTTGTTTCTCCATTTCATCAAATGCTGCTTCTATAGCATCATTATCTTGATATGGTATATGAAGGTCACCAATAACTCCTACTGAGTTGCAACCTGATGGGAATATAAAAGTATCACGCTTAGTTGCATAAGACTCTGGGAGGAATTTTTCTTTCATATTTATGTCAACTTTAAGTTCTTGCTGAAACTGTCTGTTCTGTAAGTGCTTTCTATGTGCTTTACCATATTGACCTCTATAGTATCTAACTTTACCATAGACAGATTCAAGTGAGCTAAGAGCAGGATTTTCAGAATAGATTTTTCTAGCAAGAGTTTTTGAGGGAGCATCTGGAAACCTTTCTAGGTAACTCAGTACTATTTCAGTATCTTTACTTACTGTGCTTTGATTTCCGTGGATTCTTTCCATATCTATTAATAATATACAAAAAAATCAGCTTATGTTTACTACTAAATTAGTAAAACGTGGAGGTAAGTTAGTTTATCCTGATGATAAATCCAAATTAAATTTTCAGATTTTCATTGATAAACTAGCTGATGGACAGCAGGTTGAGGTTTTTATGGGCCCAACTTCAGAGAATGCCTCATTGGCACAGATTGCTAAAGTGCATGCATGCATACGCACACTAGCACAAGAATCTGGCTATACCTTTGATGAAATGAAAAGGATTATTAAGACCCATGCTGGTCTTTGTTATGATGCAGATGGTGCAGAGATTTGTAAATCTTTTGCAGACTGCAGTAAAATGGATTTGGCTCTAGCAATAGAGTCCTGTGTAGAGATAGGAAGAGACTTTAACCTTAATTTAGGTTAATAGGATTTTCAGAAGGATCATTGATTTCTTTTTCTTCATATAAGTCTTGTTTAGTAGCCTGAGTTTCAATTTCAGCTAAAAGCAAAACTACAGTAAAAAGAGATCTTTGATGTTCATCTAAATCTTTATACTCTTTAGTTAAAAGATCTTTTAGATAAGCATCTTTATCTTCTGCAGTAACACTGGCAAATAATTGTAAAGACATAGCCTTTACCATTAAATAATAAGATTTATTGACTTGAATGTTGATTACAGCATCATCCTTTATTTCTTTTATTTTAGCCATTGTATTAGTCTTTTTTAACAAATATACATGATTATGAGCAATATATTAGACTGTGATGATTATAAACAAAAAATATTTAATAAACTTGAACCAAGTGGATGGGGTAGAGTTCTTAAACCTTTTATATTTAGTTTAGAGTTTGAAAAAATCCTAGATGATTTATATAAACTTTCACAAAGTGGTAAAAGATTTACTCCTGTATTAAAAGATGTCTTTAGAGCATTTGAGGAGTGTCCGTATGATGAACTTAAAGTTGTCATGGTAGGACAAGATCCATATCCAACATTTGGTGTAGCGGATGGTATTGCATTTAGTTGTGGTAAATCTGAAAAAGAACAACCTTCTCTAAGATTCATACATGATGAAGTTCAGAAATTATACCCGGAAGGGTATGAAAGACCCTTAGACTTGGTAAAATGGTCCCGACAGGGTATACTTATGCTTAATACAGCTCTTACAACTGAAGTTGGTAAGATTGGAAAGCATTATGAAATCTGGGCACCCTTTGTAGCTTATCTATTTGATTACCTTAAGAACTTTCATCCAGGACTTGTTTATGTCTACATGGGTAAAAAATCTCAAGAATGGGCAGACATGTGTGGAGAAAATTGTACTAAATTTATGGTCTCACATCCTGCAAGTGCTGCTTACAATGGTAGCAAATGGGATTCTAAAGGTGTCTTTGGAGAAGTCAGAGATACTGTACAGCATTTGTATAACTATAAAATTATCTGGTAATGCAAGAAGTATTTAACAAGCTAATTAAAGCTGGTCTTACTCCTAATTCTTTCTATGTTCTACATTGTATACACAACAATATTGTACCTAGTAAGATAGTTAATGCATCTATAGAAGTTGCAAGATTAAAATCAGGTAATTACATAACTGAATCCTTGGAATTGTCAACTAATAGTCTTAAATTTATACAGGAAATTGACGGATACTTCAAGAAATCTAAGAAGAAAACATCTCAGAATTTATTAGGTGATGACTTTCTTGAGAAGCTTCAAGAGTATAATGAATTATTTCCTGCTAAAAAGCTACCAAGTGGGGTTTATGCAAGAGTAAATATTAAGAGTCTTGAAAATTGTTTTAGATGGTTTTTTGAGAATTTTAATTATTCTTGGGACACTATCTTAAAGGCTACTGAAAAATATGTAGAAGAGTATTCTTTAAATAGATACAACTACATGAGAAACTCTCAATACTTTGTTAGAAAACAGAATACAGATAAAACCTGGGATTCTACTCTAGCAACTTATTGTGATATGATTGATGCGGATGATTATGAAGAACCAAACTTTTATAAAGAAAACATAGTATGATTAGATTTAAATTATTCTTTGTTGCATTAACAGGAAGTCTTGTTTCCTGGCTGTTAGTTTATACTGTTCTTATAGAAATGAACTTTGTACAGTTTTTAGCAATAGAGTTTATAGTGGGATTATCTCACTACATCTATAATGATGTAAAAGGTAAATTAACAACATAATCCAAATGTATGGCAGATTTATTTAACGGTGCCCGGGCTCTGAAGCCTGTGAGTGAAAGAGACGCTCTTAGAAAAGCCCTTCTTAAGATGAAGGCTAGAAGATCTGGTGAGCTAAAATCACTTAAAAGCTCATGGCCCAAATTTAATGATGCCTTCTGTGATGGATTGGAGTGGAGAACTATCACCGTAGTAGGTGCTAGGCCTGGCACAGGTAAAACTTTATTTATGGAACAGTTAATCTCTGATATTATTGCAGAGAACCAAGACCATACATTTAGAGTACTTAAGTTCCAGTTTGAAATGCTTGATGAAACCAATGGTATCAGAAAGCTGAGTCTGAATACAGGTTCTGATTACAATACATTAATGTCTAAAGGTGAACCAGTAGATAAGGATCTATACATGAGATGCGTCCAGTACTATGAAGACAGTGCTAGAAATGATGTCATTGATGTGGTATATGATCCGTGCACTGTAGATGAGATGTGTGCAACTATACATTATTATATGGAGGCTCACAAAGATGAAGCAGGTAACTACACAAACACTTTGGTTACTATTGACCACTCAGCTTTATTTAAGGTAGGTAAAGGTCAGAAGGATAAGTTTGAAACATTATATGCTCTTGGTGAAGCCATGACATATATGAAGAAGCATTATCCTGTGGCATTCCTTATCTTAAGTCAGTTGAATAGGAACATAGATAATCCAGAGAGGTCTAAAGATGGTGACTATGGTAATTATGTATTAGATTCTGATTTATTTGGGGCTGATGCTCTATTGCAACATGCGGATGTAGTTCTGGGTATTAATAAACCTGCTATCAGAAAAATTAGATTTTATGGTCCAGAGAAATTTATTATTAGTGATGAAGACACTTTGGCTTTTCACTTCTTAAAATCTAGAAATGGTACTACAAGATTAAGTTTTTTCAAGTTAGACAGAAGTACAATGCGCATCATTGAAATAGAAACCCCAGCAATGGCAGGTAAAACAATTAAAATTTAAGTATGACTAGAAAAGAAAAAGAAAAGGAATTCTTTGCCCATCACATGGACAAATTCCGTAAAGCTCAGGTAACTGATCCATTCTTTGCTATCAAGACGGCTTTCTTTCAGAAAGGTAAGTTTGGTAGGCAAGTGCAGTTGTTTGAGGGTGAGTTAAAAAGAGGAGAAGACATTTATATTGAGTTCATTGAAGTCAATAGAGATGCATCTGGAAAAGAGATAGGTGTTGAACCTGCTTTTGAAGATAGACCTCTTTTTAAGTACAAGTACAATCCTTATTTTGCAGAAGAGTATGATGTTAAAGAAGGTACAAACTCTATGGGAGAAAATTACTTTGCTTATACAATTCCATTGTCTGAGTTAATGGTAGTTCTGCCGGATGGTTCTGAGATTACTCAAAATCTTTATGAGAAAAGAAAAGCTGAAGCTCCTAAAGAGCAAGTAAGTCTATCTGTATTTCCAGATTTTGAAGATGAGTTTATTCCAAAACTTAAAGAAAATGTAGAAGATCTACAATTTGTTGAGAAACAAGAATCAGCTTCACACATTCTTTTAAGAATTGCAGAAGACTTTCAAAAATTAGCGCAAAAACTTAAGTAATGAGTATAGTACTTCCAACTAAAAAAGTAAAGGCTGCAAGAGTTAATCCAAAGAGATTAATTATCTATTCAAAGCCTAAGACAGGTAAAACAACAGCATTTGCTGGTTTAGAAGATAATTTGATTCTAGATTTAGAAAATGGTGCTGACTATGTAGAAGCTCTTAAAGTAAAGATTAATAATTTACAAGAGCTACTTGACGCAGGTAAAGCAATTAAAGCTGCAGGCAATCCATATAAGTATGTTACAATTGATACTGTAACTGCATTAGAAGATATGATTGGTCCTTTAGCTATCAAGCTTTATAAGCAAACAAGCATGGGTAAAAACTATGAAGGTGACAATGTATTATCCTTACCAAATGGTGCAGGATATTTATATTTAAGACAAGCTTTCTTTCAAGTTTTAGATTTTATTGATACATTAGCTCCCCACATTATTTTGTCTGGCCATATCAAAGACAAACAAGTTGATGATAAAGGTGAGTTAGTAATGTCTGCAAATATTGATTTGACAGGTAAAATTAAATCTTTAATCTGTGCTAATGCTGATGCAATTGGTTATATGTATAGGAAGGGTAACAAAACTATATTGTCTTTCAAGACAAATGAGGAAGTTACTTGCGGAGCAAGACCAGAGCATCTCAGAAATGAAGAGATTGTAGTTACAGAATCAAATGAACAAGGAGAACTTGAGTTCCATTGGGACAAAGTATTTATTTAATTATTAAAAACAAAGAAAAATGGCATTAAGCACAACTGATTTGGGCACAGCAGGCTCAGGACTACCAAAAACAATTACCCCAGGTAATCATGTATTAAAGATTAACAGCATTGAATTGGAAGAATTTAAATTCTTACCAGGTGCATATCACTTAATGATGCATGTTGAGACTCAACCTATTGAAGGTTTTGAAGGTTTTATGATTGATAAAGAAGATGAAAGTAAAGGCCGCTATGCAGGTCAGATTGGTAGAGTCAAAGCAAGCCAATATGCATTTGTAGATGGTGAAACTAAGTCTGGTGTTAAGATTCAAAGAGATAGATCTATCTTGATCTTCTTAAGAACTCTTGCACATACATTAGAACTTGATTCTTGGTTTGTTGAGCAAGATGGTCAACATGAAACAATTGAAGACTTTGTTAAAGCATTCAATAAAACTGCAGACTTTAGAGGCAAGTTTCTTGAGTTCTGTATTTCTGGTAAAGAGTATGAAGGTAAATCAGGTTATACCAACTATGATATGTGGTTACCAAAAGCAGAAGGAAAGAAGTATGCATTTGGTGCTCTTGAAGCTGGTTCGGTTATTTCTTATGATGAAGCCAAACATCTCAAAAAATTAGAAGTTAAAGAAGTTAAGTCATTTGGGGATGAAGATGATGTTTTTACAACACCAAAGACATCTTCTGACTTTAGTCTAGACTAATTAACTCACCTTATAGAGGGGGGAGTTAATTAAT